TTGCTCGGGTGTCTTTTCTAAAGTAATTTTCATTATATTAAATTTCCTTTCTTAGAAGCTGATCTTGCAGAGAAACTTATCTGATCCGCTTTTTGCAATTACAGACCCCAATGTTCCAGCAGCGTCTCCTTCGAGTTTGCCGTCTGTAGCAGAGATTTGTAAATTATCCCCAATACTAGGAGCAGCTGCAAAAGCCGATACATCAAGAAGAACTAACCCTCTTGTCAAAACAGGAACTGTTTGACCGGGAAGAACTGCTTGAGCTTCGTCCAATTTTTGTTTGTAATAGAGAAGTTTTTCTCCATTTTCGTCGTAAGCCAAGGTTTCACGCAATGTGATTCCAACAGCCACGTCGCCAACGCCAGCAGGTTCAACTGTCATACCGTTATAGGGGTATGCATTGTATCCGATGTGTGCACTTGTTGGACTTGCTCCGAGATACTTTCTAAGCTCATCGCCAGAAGCATGCTCACTAAGTCCACCAGGCAGATCACCGGGCAGTTCACCTGTTTTTACTTTGACCACAACACCAGAATCATGATCTCCAGATGCAACTTCTGTCCAACCAGCAAAGCCAGCTGCTTCAGTAGATGTATCTAAAGAGAACAAATTCAAAACGTCATGTTCACTGTAGTCACGGTATGGTAGTATTCTTTTTGCCATAATTTTTTTCTTTCTATATATTAGTATGAAATTTTAACAGATTCTTTGAAAGTCCTAGAAAGACGATCACGAAGTGAGTCTCCCTCGGAGGAACTTTCGTTGTTGTTTACTACAGCAGCTTCTTCAACTTCAAGAGAATCAAGAGCTTCAGATACTTCGTCGGAAGTTTCTTCTGTAGCTTCTACCTCTTCTTGAATTTCGGATGCTTGTGCAACTTCAACTTCTGTTTTTTCTTCTGTCGCAGCTTCGACTGTTTCGAGACGCTTTGCAACTTCTGCAGCTACGCGATCTTCGAATGCCTTTTGCTCGGCAGCGATAAATTCTTTGTTTTTATGTTTCCAAACCTTGGCAAGCTTTTCTTGATAACCAGCGAAACTTTCTTCAGTTTCGTCAAGGTCAGTAAGTTCAGATGCTACGATCTTGGAATCCTCTTCGTCGAGGTCATAGATTTCGTTCAACAACTCCATGCGGGCATTGAAACGAACTTCAGATTCGCGAGCAGTATTCTCTTGTTCGAGAGCTGAAAGCTTTTCTTGAGTGGATTGTAGTTGCTGCTCAACTTCGCCCATTTTCTCTTGAAGAGAATTTTGAGCCTGAACAGCTTCGTCTTTTTCAGCTTTAGCCTTTTCAAGATCAGCAACGTATTGTTCGCCTTTCTCGCGGATAGCCTCGATAAACACTTTTGAGATGCTTGCGACGCTCTCTTCAGAGAAATCTTGGTTGCCAAGCTTTTCGTCTAAAGCTGCTCGGAATTCATTTATGATTGTGTCTTTGTCCATAATAGTATTATTATTGGTTTCTTTGTTTAGTACATTTTCCTGAGAGGAATGGGAAGTTTTTTTACTTTTTGTTATTAATTTGTCGATTGGTTCATTTCTGCTGGATGCTGCAGTCTTGGGTTCACCTTGTTGAGTGACCAAACCTTTTACATCTGCCGCAGGGTTGGAAGTGAAACCTATTCCCAATGGATATATCTCACCAACAATCAAGCGATTAACTTTTCGACCGTCTTTCAATGTTCCTTTTCCGCCCAAAGATTTTAAATAAGGAGAATATGCTTCAATCTCTTGAGGATCTGAAACAATTGTAGATTCGTGAAGATCATCTCCACCAACAGAGATTACATAATCATTAAAACCAACTTCCCAACTCGTGGAAACAGTTTGATAATAATCGCTATCTGCATCAGTTGAGTTGACCACAAGATCAGCAAACTCTTTACTTGCTGTTTTGTAGACTACTGCGGCAAGTGCGATATTGTAAGCGCCTTCGGTAATTAAAGCTTCATCATCGCTCATCAATTCAGATGAATCATCATATCTTGAAAATCCAGCAGATACAATGTGTCCAACAATTCTATCGCGATCATGCTCTATATTGGTTGGCTTGTGAACGAAGTAATCTTTTATTGCTACAGCTGCTTCGCTGGCAATTCCGTCTCCATTTTTATTAAATTTATTTACTACTGCTGCGTTGAAAGCTACGCCAAGCAGGTCGATGTTTCGGTCAAGATCTATATTTTGAGGAATCAAAGGCTTGAGTGAATCAAGGGACGCTTTGCTGATATTTGAATTCTCAATATCACTTGATGCGAAAACTACGCTATCAAAAGTTGTTGTGTATTTATATTCTTTAGACATTTAAACAAAAGGTACACTCACTTTATAAACATGGGAGTAAAGCTATAATCAACATTCTCTGTTTTTGCGTTCATCATATCATAATACAATTTAACCATCCAGTTGCCAAGTATTAATGCAGAATAACTATCTTTTCTTGCTTTCTCGGGACCTGTTTGACGTTTCAAACTTGGTGGCAAGTCGAAATTTTGTGTGCCACTTGCAGAGGTCGTAATTTGAACAAGTGAACATTGTGTCTTGATTAAATTCATCATGTCAAATTGATGTTCCACAAAGTCGATCATTTTTGCAGCATTTGTTTGACGCTCTAAACTCTGAGATGTTCTCAGAAACTTGATGTCTTGAATGGGTATCTTTTTGTTGCGTTGTTCATTGTATGCATCGTCAATCGCGCGGCTTGCAAAGAAGATTCGATGATGATCAAAATTTGCTTGCAACAATTCATTTGCTAATCGTATCCATTGACTGGTAGGCTTTCGCAGATAACAAATTGTTTTATCTTCTAAATTATATTCTTTCTTTCCTTCTATTATTTTATCTTGGTAGTGTTCCAAATCATCAAAGTTTGTGTTTAGGCACTTGATGTTTATTTTGTTTTTCTTGAATAAACTACTTTCATTGCATGCATTGATAAATTGTACGCCTCCATTATAGTCACCAACAACAGATACAATATTAAAATGAGTAAGCAAATAATAAAAATAAAAAATGTGTTGTTTTAAATTTGTTCCGCTGAGTGCGTAGCTGTGAACAACAGTTCCTATTTTTTTGTCGTCATTCAATTTGAGAACCATCATTGCAAAGTCATCACTGCTTTCACTTTCTGCCCAACTAGGGTCAAATGCAAGAATATATTTTGCACCAACCTCACCGCAAACTTCTATATTCGGAGACTCACCCTCCTTGAGTGTACAAGATGCCATTTTGGATGTTTTAAAGTATCCACTACTATCATCAGTGAATATCGATCCAAACTCTCGATCAAACTGACTCTGACTCATTGTTGACTTCGCCTGACTCAATAGATTTTGATCGTACAACTGTTTTGGTGCGCAATCATAACTAAATTGCATTATTACCCTATGAGCTTCGCTTTGTTTTGTGCTACCACTTCGTATCAAACTTTCAAACTGTTCATATGCTTTGTACATATACTCAAATTTATAACTTGCAGAAGAAAGAGCTATAAGTTTATTGTTTTTCCAGACGTGTCGATCATCTTCACTCATTTTGCCTTGATCAATTAAATCGGTTTCTAAATTATACAATGATTCTCGTTGTGTTGGATTTTCCACAACACTCAAGAATGGTATGATAACCTCATTATAAATACGCTCGGGCATGAGCGCAAACTCATCGATGATGATTCTATGAAAACGAAAACCACGAAGCTTCTCACCGTCACCAAGTGGCAATGCACGAATTCTACTGCTTCCAATTTCTAGCAACCATTCATCATTGCTTTTTGATTTGTGTGTGATGCATTGTGAAAGATATGCAGCGCCTGGCTTGCTGGCAATATCTTCTATTTTTTTAAAGATCATTTTTGCCTGACGAAATGATTTAGAAAGTATACCAATCTCAACCCCTTGATTTAATAACGCATCAAGATATGCATAAATTGCGGTGGTGAATGATTTACTCATACCCCGACTCCACACGCCCATAAAGTAATCTGTCTCGAACATAGCCTTGATTGCCATATGCTGAAAGGGAAACAATTGCACGCCGCTCACCAAGTCAGCAGTGAATGTTATATTTTCTCTTAAAAATTTATACAACAATAATTTAGCTTCCTTCTCTTCAATAAAACCTTTAATCTCTCCAAGTTTTTTGTTAAAGTCGTCGTCGCCTCTGCGCGAAAGTTGATTTCCTGTTTCCCAAGCCATTATATTAATTGATTGCTGATGTAATATTGTAAATCAACATTCCATAATTTCTTACCTAACGTTAAAATTTTTGGAATTAGTTGTTGGGACTGCTCTCTACTACCTGTAAAAATAAACTGGCAATGACCAGAAAAGTCGTGCGCCAATACCCTCATGTTGTGATAAATATACTTCATATTGGATGTGTGTGGCGACCATTTATTACGCTTTTCCATGGTGCTCATATCTGTTTCTGTTACCACAAAAAGATAACTATCAAAATCTTTCGTGCGTTGTAGTTCTGCGCGAAATCGGTTTAGACTGTTTTTGCTTAGTGTGGATTTAAAATCTGTTTCACTTTTTCGATCAACATATGTATAATCGTAATGATTGCTACCCACGGCGTAGTCCCCAAAGTCTAATTTTAATGATTCTGAATTGTCAAACTCAAGGGGTTGCTGTTCACGAGTGTCAATAAATATTTTAACATCATCTGGCACAGGATTTTGCCATTCATCTGGCAATCGCGTACTAAACAATGGCTTAACTCCAACCAAATCACAAGCTTTGCTATATGAGCCAAAATGTTTTTGATATAAATCAACAGTTGGCATGTCACTCGTCTTTAGTTCTACATGCGACGGGCCAAACTTTAACTCCTTACGTTTGATTCTTCGATCAAGCAATTCAAGAATATATTCTTTTACTTGTGCATCTGGTGTTTTTGCGCACCAATCTAATAATTGTTTTCTGTTGGCAAAATCGCGGTCAAAATATTGTTCTTTATTTTTAAATGGCAAAGGTTCTCTGGTAAGTAAATTATTTCTAGGATAATACCTAGTATAATATTCCGCAAGAGTAATTTTGTGTGAACGCAAGTGCATGTGCAATTTCTTTTCGTTTTCAAATTGTTCGGAACATATTTTACAGGTTATCATAACTCAAATCCGTATATTGTTAACCAACTCTCAGGAAATCTCCGTCTATGTCCAACAAAACCCTTTCTTTGCAACCACCAAAATACATTCACGACTATTCTTGGAATATTTAATCGAAATCCTCGAGTGTTTGACACATGAGGTGTCTCAGAATATAATCGTCGGTACAATATACCACAATCAATTTGCTGCATATCACAATCAATTATATGTACATTTCTTACCATTGGACGATCAACATCATCATAATCTGTCCAATTGCCTAAATCGATACATGCACCATTCCACCAATTTTTAAAAGAACCAATAAATTTACAATTCTTAAATGTTATATTTTTTGCACCACCCTTGCATGTTATATGTTGTGTTGTATTTGAATTAGCAAAGAATGTACAATTATCAAAGGTTATGTTTTCTCCACGAACAATGTCAACGCAATCTTCACTACCACCAAATATCTGACTGTTTTTTACGATCACATTTCTGCAAAAGCTCAACTTCAAGCCCTCAACTGCTCCACCACCATCAATTGTACAAGAATCTATTGTTAACGAAAACTCTGGCTGTCCTGGGCGCCAACCAAAGCTTAAAGCTGCGGATTCTTCTTTTTCTGGAGAATCGCAAACAAAATACTTTCCATATAATACTTTTTCCTTAGATGACATCTTCTTTGGATATGCCAAGCACTCGAGCCTTCCAGTCTGGCATGGACTCTAAATGATCGGCTTCTTCTCGCGCAGCTTGCTTTTGAAGCTCGGCAATTTTGATCATAACTTCACGCTCCTCTTCTTCTTGAAACAATTGTACGAGCGCAAGAATGTTAGCGTTTTGTTGTTGTTTTGTGTTGATTCTTTTTGAACGGTCGCCTTGAAGTTTTTGAATGAGTGACTCCATTCTTTTTTCGCATTGATTGTATTCTTCGCTTTTTGTTTTTAATAGTTCGGCCAATCGAACAGTTAGATCTTGTTGATCCTCTGCCTCATCAAACATTCTATTCAATTTATTGATTGCACCTTGTATGTTTTTTAAATGTATATAATCCATACATACATTGATGTATAAATTAATTTCATCACTTGTTAAATCTGGTTTGTCCCAGGTTGCACGCACAAATTCTGCTTCAAATAAATCGCGATCTTCTTGACTGTCATAATTATTTATAACTTGTATAAAGCGGGGAGAAGCAAGAAAGCCACCTAACGATTCAATTCCTTTTCTTTCCGCCATACTCAATTTATTTTCGTCAATACGGGTTTGAGCATAATCATTTATTTTCTTTATGATCTTGCTTGGAGCTTTGGGCGGAGAATATTTCCTAAAGGCCGCGTCTTCAATCGCAGGAGTTGTTAGGTGTTCATTGCTTTCAACGTATGCATGAATAGCAACGTATTCTTGACCAACCTTTGTTATTCTTGCTTCTGGAAACAATATGCCCGCAACTTGACTGCAAGTCATACCATCACTAATAGAGTTATCAATAAAATCTTTTTGTTCTTGATTTAAAGATATTGGGTCTTTCGCACCAAAGTGTCGGGTCTCATAATTTATTTCGTTATCAGCAAGAAACTTTCTAACGGCCCTACCTTGTTTGCTGCGACCATCAATATTTTCTAATTCTGGAAAAACTAATTGAGTCAATTCAGTTAAATCTGTGATGCTACCAGCATTCTCGCGGATAATATCTTTTTGTTTTTTTGTTAAATCCATGGCGGGTCACTTCTTAAGGATATGACATCTTCACGCTCGAGTATTTCTTGCGCTTTTTGTTTGAACATTTTCTTTAAATTCTTTATTTGCTTGTAGCCAGCCTTGCGACCTTTTTCGCTGGTTTTGTATCCCATTTTTTCTGCAACCTCTTCTTCGTCCAAGTGTTGAACAAATAATAATTCGTATACTTGATATTGTTTTTCGTTTAATTCTTTTTGCATGTGAATGTTTAATTTGGCTTGTGCATCAAGAATATCAAAATTATAATCTCGCATGGATCCAACCTCGTGAGTATGATTCTCGAGGGCTAATGCCATCTTGATTCCGTATGCAGGCTTCTTGGTTCGCTCCCACTTGGCGTACAATGGGCAGGAAGAGTCCTGCAAGCCGCTTTTAGTGAATCCGCATAGAGATGACTCTCCTCCATCCTTTGTGGCGCAATTTTGATTGAACGGACAGTTCAGACAAGGTCTCACAAAGTTGCTGTAATTGTTGCGCAAAATGTTTTTCATTTGATTGGTTATGATTTTGTTAATCCATGGCTTGAGAGATCTTCTTTGATCCCATTGATGCCATTTTTTATGAATATGAGCTCGAATGATCTGCTCAACATCATCAAAATCAAACCATGCTAAAGAATCTAAAAACCACTTGCCTCTTCTTTTTTTTATTTCAAGATCAATTTCTTCTGACTTGTCCTCGTAAGTGAATTCAGGATTTTCTTGGTCGGCCACGTCTTTTCGCTTTTTTTTGAGGAGGATTGGGTTGATCATCTTTATTGATAGCTTCTATTTCTTCGAGAGGAATAATATCCTTGAGGCTAAATTTATTTTTGTCTTGCTCGATACTGTATGAAAATTTGGTTATATCTGGCACTTCGTATACATCTGTACCATCAGGATCGTCAATCTCTGCATGTTGAACAGGAGCTCGTCGTTTTGGAGCTCGACGGATGGGTGTCGACTTGCTTGCGCTGGTCGAACTCGTTTTAGCCGCAGATAATATGTTTATACCCTCTCCACAACCACCGCAAAATTTTGGTGCCTGAACAGAGTACATATTTTTAAAACCACAATGAGGACAATATGAGAAAGCCATAATATATTTATATTATAGCTTAAAATATAATTATATCAAATAACCGCTAATTACGCGTGCTTGTTTCTTGACAAATTCTTCAGCCTCATCACTCCATACTCGATTCTCTTTTACGTAATCTAATATGATGATACCAAGTATCTTACCATTTAATGTTTTGATTGGTCTAGCAAACATACTTTTCACACCCTTATCTTCAAGAAATGATTTGAATGTTATATCATCAGTATATTTTTCTAAATTTGGACACTTAAATGTTCTCTCTGACGCTATATCTTTTGTGAGGCCGTGAAAATTTGAGGTGCGAACATTCTGTATTTTATGACACTCAGAACTGATTCCCTCGCTAACCACTTCGTATGTGCAGCTTAGCTTTTGTTGACTTCTTCCAGAAAAGTAGTGTTCTCCATTATGAAACTCAAGAACATATGCTCTATCAGCTTCGGTTTCTGCAAGAACATATTCTAAAGCTGTGACAATGCTACTATGCTGATTCGGATCGTAGCTAAATTCTTTACTCTTTCTTTCATCGTACCTTATTTTAAAGTACATACCCGCAACAGCAGTGATTGCTGAAACTACACCCGTTAAAACACTAATTATATCAAGTCCGCTATTCATTTTTAAACAATTTCGATGAGAGGGCCAAAAGCATAACCGATCCTATTATAATTGAGAACCATAACAAGGGTCCATAAATATCAAGCTTTTGCAATTCATCACTAATATATAATACATTATTTTCTTGACCAGGAGAAGCTTTTTCCGCTATTTCTTGCGGTTTCTGTATAAACTTTTTTACGCAACCACTAAATAATAAAAAACACAATCCTATATATCTCATCTACGTTTACTTGGTATCGCATAAAATCCAACCACCATAAAACACAAATCCATAAAACTAGCTAACATCAATCCTCCTGTCATTTTTACCATCTCCCAATCTTTGCCTCCAAATATCCAACTCACAAAGCCAAGCTTTCCTCCATCTCCTTTGGGCACAATGATGTTGTATTCTATTTGTGGATTCATTGCATAATAAATCATCAAAAAACACATAGTGAAAGTGATACTCATAAATAATATTCTACGAGACACTTTGACAAAAGAATCACTGCTATTTTTTTGTTGGCTGTCGATTAATGCCTTGAGCATCGTTTCATCTCGCGCAGCAAGTGCCAATTGATCTTGACGTTTTTGATCCAACCATGCGTTGAGCAGATTGCAGCCGAGCTTGATCGCGGCACCTATGATAGTGTTTAATATTGGTCCCATATATTGATGTACACTTTTAATTTTATTGACTTGTGTGTAATATAAGGTATGTCACAACGAAACATCCTAGAAACACTCAGTAAAAATCTAAATTCTTATCAATCAACATGTTGGTTAAAAACAGAAAACGCAAAATTAAATGGCGCGACTCCTGCAGAATTGATGATGGAAAATAAGCTTGATAAAGTGGCAAAAATATTGCCCGACGAAATTAAACGAATAAAAAGTAAAAAAAACAATTAAGCGCAAGACTCAATTGTAAAATTTATGCGCGTATCAAAGTGTTGATTGCGAGTATATGAGAGATTCTCAAAAAATATAGAATTGTTGGTGGTAGTTATTATACTTTTCAAATTGTAATTATTATTGTTGTAGTAGATACTTGACAAGGTTGCGCCAGTGGATCCGGCGGTTTCCATGGTGCTCGAATATTCAACATGATTTATACTAATATTACTCGAGCCATAATCTTTGTATATATAACAATCTGGCAACAATAAAGTTTTATGATAAAAAGCCGCGCCATCCGATTCGGCGATATAATCTTTATCAAAATTCACGATAAACTCAATTTTACAAACAAATCGAGAATTGATGTGCAATAAATTTTCGTGATTTAAAAATGTTTTAAAGTTTATTTTTGATTGTCTTGGTTCTTGATTAAAATGAATTGTTCGAGAAAAGTATTTTGGTTGCTTGGATATGATTGATTTATTGAGCAAAGCTTGGGGTGTTGTGGATGCAGCAGGATTGTCATTGTTGACAAACAAAACAAAATCCTGAGAAAGATTGAGATTCTCAACATCAATTGTTGGATAATTGGATATGTTGAGTTGATCAGGCATTTATTGCACGGGCTTGTATTTTCGCACAAACATATCCCGATTGAACGGCGGGCAATTCAGAAACATTTTCTAATTTTAATTGACCAATAGTGATGCTTGATTGAGTGCTTGAAAGAGATATTGTTCCAACAAAATTAGAAGTTCTTCCATTTTGCGTAGAATATTTACTCAAATTCAAAACATCAGAAGTTGTATCAATTGGAATGTCCAATAATCCTTCAAACGTCAAAAGCTTGCAATTTGTTTCACCTGCATTTTTAATCAATGTTGCGCTTGGGAATTTTATTTTTTCTCCAAATTCTAAACTCAAACAAAAACTAGATTGATCACTCAATAAATAATCGCGCGAAAATGAGAATATGGAATCTTGAAAGCTGATTGCTCGATAGGCAGTATCAATATACTCGGATTGAAGAGCATATGAGTCTAGAAAAACAGAAGCTTGCACTTTGTATAAAACATTATCGTGTTCGATCAACAACCAACTACTGTTTGCGTCGTATGACTCAGGTTGCGGAAGATCTTGTATTAATTGCGCCATTTATTATGTTACACCCGATTGTAAGTTTTTATATAGAATTGCGCGATTTACTTGTTATCATGTACTATGAATGATGCATTAACTCGAATCAGTGTTTTACTTTTGTTTTTTTATATGGCTTGGTTTATGTGGGATCAAAATAAACTAGTAGAAAATCAAAATCAACAAATCAAACAACTGCAAATACAATCATTTTATCATATGGTGACCATACAACAATTGCGCGCAAAAAACAATCAACCACCATTTTATAAAAAAAACAACAATCCAATTTAAAAAATACTTTAAAAAAATATAACCTATAATATAATCATATATGACAGACGAAAATATCCAAAATAGTAACAGTTCTGAAGATAACGTATCAGCCGAGCGCAATGACGCTGCGGTTGCACTAGCGAATGAATTTCTCAGTCGCGCAACACTAGGTGAAGCGCTATCTCAGGTTTCTCTCAACGCAATTCTACAATTGGCTCAAAGTCGTGCATTACAGCAAGGCAAAGAAGAAGTCAAGGGTATGAGTGACGAACAAGTAACAGAACTTCTTGAGACAGTACAAAAAAGCCGTCAAGAAGCAGAATCTACTGCCCAACAAGCAGTAGACGAAGTTACAAGCGAAACCGCTGAAGCGAGCTAACAATTTCGCTAAGGTTATAGCAGGCTATACGGTCTGTTACTATATTGTAGCCCGGGGTAGTTCCTATACTATACCCGGGCTCTTTTGTGTTTGAAAGTATCAAGTCACTGATAAAATCATGCGCGCCGTGACGCTTTAGCCAAGCCCAATATGCGCTGCGCGTACCAGGCTCACATTCCAACAATACATCCTCAAAAATAAATGTTCGCGCAAATAACGTAACATCGCGAAAACAAGATATTTCACTGGGCGGTTCGGTTAGACATGATTGGATTTTGAGTTGCATGTCATGAATCTATGATAATTTTTATTATTTCTTTGATCATCTCCCTCAGATCATAAGATTTATTTGTTATATCACTTAATGTCGTGATCTTTTCTTGCAAGTCAATATGAAAATCTTTATTTGTTGAATTTATATTTAACCCAATAGAGTAACTTACATTCATTGAATTCAAATCTGCCGAAAGTATTGCACCCCCCATTTTTAATTTATTGCAGAAAACATCATTTCTATAAAAAGAAATTAAATCAGAACCAGTTTTAATATTCAAATAATTTGATATGGCATCTAGAATTTTATTACTCAAGCCAGCCAGGCCACCATATCTAACCAAGGGAGCTGTGCCATCATGCCCTTCTCGAAGTTGGTAGACCAAGGTTAAATATATATTCCCAGCGTTCGGACTATTCCAAGACTTATCTGGGCTACTAGCGACTCCGTTCAATTGCTCGTCGCATATCACAGCGAAAGGAGTCTGCTCATTATTTTTAATTAATTTTTGGCTCTGATTGATTGTATTATCGAGCTGTTCATAATAAAATATTTTTACATCATTCATATTTAAAAAATGTTTAGTAAGATGCTTTAGCCCATGTGAGATCACCAGATCCTGTCCATGTCGGGGTCGCCATATAATTTGCTGTATTTGGTACGTCTCCTTCTGCGCACTTGATTGCGCTAACCATCGTCATGGTCGAATTATATATAATTCTTTTAAAATCGTTGCACCTTGTTATTGCTCCATCTTGTAGCTGATCTTCGCTTATTAATTTTATCTTGAAAGTTGTAGAGCCATCAAATGTCTTCAGTTTAAATGAAACCCCCGTGTCGTCTACTGTATAATTTCCATTGCTCATTCCACCGCCACTCTCTTTCTCTTCTGTGTCTATTATCCACCCAACATAATTACTTTCATCGAGAAAAGTTACTTGACCTCTCCAATGTTCCGCTGATCTTGGATAACCTCCTGCCACCGGAGGATATCTTCCGTGATTAGGTTGGGTCCATGTTGCACCAAAACGGGTACTCCTTGTACCCGGAACAGTAACTCCTCCGGCAGGATTGACTATACAAAAATTACCCCAAATATTACCCCAAAAAGAAGCGTCGGTTCCTGCATCAGTATACCCAACTCCGTTTTCATCTAGTCCATTAACTAACCAAAACGTGTTGCCTATTAAAAGTTGTGCAAGTGTTGGAGGGGTGTCGCCAATATTAAAAATTTTAGTTCGAGTTGGCGCGCTCAATCCACCGCTATCGGTTACATTGTATGTTACCTTATAAAGCCCCGATGTTTGAGTATCGGTATCTGAAATTTTCCAAGGATTTGTGTGCGGTGTAATGCTGCCATAATATTGTCCTTGATTTTCCCATCCATTTGTTCCAACATCATCCCACTTTTCTACTGTTTTATTTATATTAGATGTTAGATTTTCGTTGTTGTCTTGCGCATCATAAGCAATTGCACCTTCATCAATGATTGGATAAATTGTTTCGCCATTAATATCTGTATCCGCGCCGAAATGTATCATGCCTCCCATGCCTGCATGATTTTGGCAGTAATAATAGTATGTGCCGTTTAAATTTTGATTGTTTAAAATGAATGTTGTGTTTGCGCCAGGGCTACCGGGTGTACCATTTTTAGTTACGCCAATTGTATATTCATTGCCTCCAGCATTATGATGTCCATTAGTATACAATGCAACAACAAGTGGATGCCCAGCATTTGAACTATCACTTTGATCAAAAACAATTGTATCGCCCGCATTTGCAACAACGATTTTTTGACGCAATCCATTGATCTGGAATTTGTTTGAGCCGTCGTAATCTTGTACTTTTACTATGTATGTCATTTTTATTAATTATTTTTTATTGGAAAAATAAACGCATGTGCTAGAAGTGGAAGGTTTTGGCGTGAATTATAATGTTTATCATATATATGTGTATTATAGCCCCATATGCTTGCGCCTGGAGCAGAATATCCTTCAAAGTAACTTGTAACAGGTATTTTATTCAACATGCTTAGATGATTTGGAGTTAATCCTCTGTCAACAATACCGCTTGAGCTTCTATATCCAATGGCATTAACCTCAAGAGAATTGTAGAAATTTGCTCTTGAAATGGATTCATATGATGTTGTACTATTTAAAGTTGATCTATATGATGTAGGCCAAGTCCCCCAGCTTACCACATGATTGTAAGAAAGTGCTCCGAATCTATATAAAACATAATCGCTAACATCTTCATAACCAGAAGTAGAGGTATAGCGATTTGCTTGGGGTGAAACTGCATTAAAATTTTGATATGTTCCCCCTAAATCTCTATTGATTATTCTAACAGCATATGCCGAAGTATTTGTTCTGTCAGCTAGATATTGAGTATTAACATCAGGGTGTGACATAAAACCTTGCCAATAAATTCCATACCAATATTTATCATCATTGTATTCAAAATTTTCAAAATTCGCATTTGGATTATACGAAAGAATATTAGCCACATATGCATCAGGCAGATCGCTGATACTTTTTGCATTATCCCCAAACAAATAATTTGGTCCAAGCAAACTAATAACTGGCGCAGTATTGTTTTGATAACTCATACCATACAATTCACTTATACTGTATGGTTGCGCGCCATTACTATTTGGCAAAGTTATTGAATTTGCCGCGGCAACATCAAATAAATTTTTTAATGAATTGTTTGACTGTTCAATATTCACCCCAATTCTATTGTTCATGAATATTCGTGCATCATCTAAAGAAATGGACCCTTCAGTCTTAAAGATTCCATCATTATCATTTATGATTGTGTCAGCCATAGGCTATATTTACACTTTATTTTTTCTTGCTTATTTTTTCAATTACATATTTTAATATTTTGCTTCTTAGTATGTCTTCTGCTCCAAAATGAAATGTGTGTATGCCGCGAGCTTGACTTTCTTGGTCATTGAAGATTGAATACATGTCCGCGAATCCACTTTTGCCATTGATATCGCTTTGCATTGGATCACCGCAAATGATCAACTTGCTGCCCTCGCCCAAACGAGTCATTAATGTGGTTAATTCCTTGAAGGTAAAGTTTTGACTTTCATCGGCGATTACAATTTCATCTCGCCAACTTGCACCGCGAAGATAGTTGATGGGCATGCCTTTTACTATTTCTTTTTCTTTTACTGTGCTGGCTTGGCCAGGAATCAACAACTCGTCGAGCTTTTCATTCATTGGCATCATGTAAGGATTGATTTTTTCAGCCATTTCTCCGGGAAGCGCGCCGAGGCTCTTCTCGCCGCTCTCTGCAATTGTGCGTACATATGTGATGCCGCGCTCATTATTCATATTGTAAAGCTGTAGAGCACCGTATATGGCCACGTATGTCTTGCTTGTGCCCGCAGGGCCACTTATGAATATTATTTTGCTATCATTATCAAAGATGATTTGTAACAATTGCTTTTGCTTTTCAGTGAGTGCAATTTTTTTAAGCTTGATGTTTGTTTTGGTTAATGATTTACGAATTTTTTCAATTTCCGCTTCATTCACGATTTCTGGTTTTTTCTTGCGTCGAGGCATGATATATATTATTGTACAATATTGTACACTTTTTTTAAGTTTTTTTTGAGGCGGTCTAGTCTTTAAATAATTATAAATAGGTTATTTTAGAAAGGGCCGCCGATTTTTTTTGGATCGAGCATATGTAGTAAATTATATAATGTGAATTTCATATTGAAAAAAGGCACCCCCCGCCGCTATTGTACAATTCGATCGAAAAATGAATCCATTTAATGGGTAGGGTCACCATGGGGGTGGGGGTAGCTGTAAAGTTTTTTTACTTTTTTTGTCTTAGGGGTTGACTTTCGTTTGTCTCATGTCATACTCTACATCATAGACAATAACAAATAATAACAAATAAAATATCATGTTCTTAGAAATACTATTCATCATCAACTTTTCCATCGTATTCTTTCTTGCTTACAAGTGCATGACCTCAAAGAGCATTGATCTTTTTGAGGATGTATCGAAAAAAAACTAAAATAAAGTTTGACTTTCACGAAAAAATTCAGTAGATTAAGTACATGATTAAGAATAAAAGATACGCAGTTTCCTTCGAAGTTTTAACCTATCGCAACGGAGATCTTCACTCAAACAAACAAGAGTTTACCACCATGACAGGTGAAGTGAATAAAAAAACAATTGCTTCTCATGCTTGGCATCTCATCAAAGAAGGAACAAAAGAAGTTTTTGAACCTGCTTGCGGTTCTGCAATTGATGGCGAGTATGTCACACTTGAACGCAAGCTTGGCAACATCTTGAACATAAATGAATTGCCTGAACCAACAGGCGAAATGAATTACGATCACGCTTACGCTGATTGCGAAAAATGGAACTATAATTGATATGACAACTGAAATAAATAACTTTCCCGAACTAGATCTTAGCCTCGCATTAAGCAAGGCAGAAGGAAACCTAAAGTTTCTTGCACAGGCTGAACTTGCAACCTTCACGCAAGGCGAGTCAGTACTTGAAGCATTGCACGCAGTACAACAAGCACGCAAGCATTGGGCAGAAGTAATAACAAAACAAAAAGAAGAAGGCGCGAAAAGGTTTGACTTACTACGCTAAACCTTTAGACTAAATACATCATGAGAAAAGTAACACAACAAATTAAACAAGCATTCGAACAACGCCAAGCCAAGTCGGTTGGCAACACCATGACAGACGGCAACGCTGTTTGGTTGCATGGCAATAAGATAGTACAACGCACTGAGGACGGGCTTGTGCTTGGTAGCCTCGCAGGTTGGAACACGCCAACCACGAGAGAAAGAGTCAATGGAATAACAGGATTGGGCTTTCATCAGAAGAACTTCGAACCTATGCTAAACGGCAACATAGTTGACCCATCCGATTGGTTCGCAGTCGAGCAAGGTCCCGCGTTCGGGTAATGGCGTAAAGCCCTAAGCATCAACAACTTAGGGCAAACCGCCTACGAGAGTTTTGCGTAACTCGTTGGTATACAACAACTTACAACAAAACAAATTATAATCGCAAATAATTTAAAGTTTTTTTCGCGGTTTTATATAAGTGCTTGATTGATAGTGTTTTATGATAGTGAGATAATTGCAAATAAATTTGACTTTTGCGGATTATGTGTTTAGATTGTATATATAAGATAAGATAAGACTTTAACAATTAACCAAATTAAAATTATGAAAATCAAAGACATTATATTCCTAAAAGCTAACAACAACCAAGTATCCGCTCACTTGTACTTCTCAACAGAAGATGTGGTTTGTGAGTCGATGTCCTCAGTTGGTGTTTCTCGCAAGCAAGCAATCTTTAATCTTTGCAAAGATGGCAAGCTTTCTTGGGACTTGTTCGCTGAGGCTAAAGCGATAGCATTAACTAAAAAAGATCCACGCTTTCAAAAGAAAACTTTTGTTAGTCGTAATAGCGTTCGCGACCAAAAGCTTGCAGATATCTGCGATGATATGCGTTGTTCAGTTGCCGAAGCAGTTGCGTTTCTTGATCGTGGAATTGTACCTTGCGGTTGGTAAAATAAACCTTGACCTTTCAATCTTTAATCAATAAACTCTATAATTATGACAGAAGAACTAGAAGAATTCATGACAGAAGAACTCGGCATCATTGATCGCCTCGGAACTGATCCTCTCGAAGGATTGGATCTTTTTGAAGATGTTGGTGGCAACATTTGGAATCTCGATCAAATCCTAAAAGAATTCAAGGATAGCAAAAATAATTAACTTTTTTCTTGCGTAAAATTAGGTTTAGTAGTAGTTTAGTAGTATGGAAACAAGATTAGATAAGATCACCAAAGTAATGAGCCAAGCTCGTCAACAAAAACGCCAAGTGTGGATTCTCGATGCACTCATCGCCATTTTTGACAATGAAGCCTTAAAAGGCTTTCGCGAACAAGCCGACTTGGATTATGGCTATCACTCTCAATTTGATCAATAAGATGATTAATGTATACAAAAACCCTAACTTTGACAATTGGTACAATGTTGTACTAAACGGCAAAATAATTGACAACGCTCGCCACTACGCTAAGGCAATGGAATTGGCAAAGAAAATAAGCGTAAAACGCAAAGTTCCAATACTTTCTTCTAAGTAGCTGAACATCAACGACTTAGGGCAAACGGCCCAGGCGCGTTTTACGCAACTCGCTGAATACCAACTCTTTACAACAAAACAAATTTTTTCTTAAAAAAACGAAACTTTTTTTTGCCGGTTTCTGCAACTTGTTTTCTATTAGCGTTTTATGCAACTAAGTTTTTTTGCTCTGTGCTTGACTTTTAGAACTCCCTGTGGTACTTTAAGGTATGATTAAGATTAAAGATAATAAAGTAAATGGATTCATCGCCAAGGTGAACATCGTAGACCGCAAGAGCGGTGAAATTGTGGATCGCAATGTAATAATGAAATGCGAG